ACCACTCGGGCTTGATGATCGAGCCGTCTACGCTGTCATTGAACTGGCCCTCCCATATCCAGTCGTATTCGGCGCGCGGGCGGTTCTCATAGTCCCACTGGCGCAAGGCTTCCTGCTCGGCATTCCACCATGGATTATCCCGCCAGTTCACTTTAACGATCAGGTGCAGGTCGTCCTCGTAAATGCCCTTGGTGTTCAGATCGTCCAGGTATGGAACTATGAAACGCTGGCTGAAGGGGTCGGCGCTGCTCTGGGAGTTGGCCGTGAACCAGCACTCTGCGCCGGGGTTTCGGAGGATGGTGGGTAAGAGCTTATCCAAGCTGGTCTTTGACGCGCGGTGGGCTTCCTCGAACCACGAATACTTGTAGCCCTGGGCAGACTGGATGCTGTCGGGGTTACGCGCAGCGCCGCGGTAGACCGTCCGCGCGCCCGTGGGGGCAATGACCTTGTTCTCGAACAACTGCCAGCCGGGCAGCTTAAGGCGCTCCTGGATGCTATCCACAAATACCCGGTGGACTGAATCAATGACGCTCTCCTGGAACTCGCGCAGGCAGTAAATATCCGCCGCCTCGGTTTCCATCTTCATCGTCATGATATCGCCGACGCCGATGGACTTGCCCGAGCCGCGCCCGCCGAAGATGACCTTGATCGGCTTGGGCTTTACGAGAACCGGCTCGAGTTTCCGATTAATCCTTAGATGCGGCATTCACGAATTCAATTGTGTATTTATTGGGGATCGCGCCGCCGCCGGGGCCGCTGTGCTCGTGCTTCTCGGTGAACATGCCCAGGTGCTTGGCGATGCTGTCGAGCGCGCCCTTCTTGTCGTGGAGCTCGGCCTCTACCTCCATCACGCTTGAGGGGGTCTCGGCGTCGCCCATGACGGCCTTGGCCTTGATCTTTTTGATTGCCGCCGCCTGGTCACGCGTAAGGGCTGACAGGTCGAGCGTCCGCATGGCCCCGTCGCCGGTGATGTAATCCGCCATATTGGCAAACCCGAGCTTGGCATATTCCTGCAGGACGCGATCGGCGGTGATTTCGGTACGAGCAGACCGTTTCTCCATGGCCTCCCTGACCGCAAGGCCTATCTTAGCAATAGTTAACAGGCGGCAACCTTGCACCTCTGCCGTCTTTTCACTGTACCCAGCACGGATTGCCGCCTGCGTGGCATTCAAGTCGATGAGGTATTCCTCTACGAACCGCTGCTGCTTTGGGGTTAAAGGCTTCTGGCTCATTTCTTGCGCTTTCTGGGTTTCGTGTCCCATCTGTGGGGGTCGAAGCCGATGGGCTCCGGCTGTCTGTGAAGCGGCTCTCCGTGGTGGTCGTAAAGCCCTGTCCATGTGTCGCGCTCGGTGTGGTGTATCTCGCGCACGATCAGGGGCTCGTCGTCGCTGTACCAGTTGCGTGTCTTAGGCATCCTCAGCCATCTTTTTCACTAGGTATGCAAGTTGAGGTGCCACATACCGCTCAAAGTCAATATTCCCGTCGGCGTTAACCTCAAATGGGTCCGTCCTCCACCCCTTGTCACCGAAGGTTCCGATGAGCACGGCTAAGCGGCCGCCATTTGCCCCTGCCATTAGCGACATTGACACAATCGGGGTTGTCCATTCCTTCAATCCATAATTAGCCATGTTTTGCCCACCTCTGATTCATCTTCGGGTCCGCGTGCAATCCGTATCCGGCCGCGACGCTCGGAAGCATCCCTTCGCCGTGCACGATGATGTCGTCCAGCCCTTCCCAGGCCTTGTGTTGGTTCCAGAGCATCACCTGCTTGAGCATGTCCTGGAAGTTCTCGACCTGGCGGGCCATGTGCTCGTTCGTGTAGAACTCTTCCTCGTGGCCGTTCATGCGGAGGGTGCAGGGGCCTTCGGGGGCGTCCTCGGGGTGGGCTTTGTCGTACGCGTAGAGCTTGCCGGCGCGCATGGAACTGTCAAAGCCAAACAGGTGGACCTTACGGAAGCCGACACTTTGGGCAACGTAAATGGCGCGCAGGCCGCCCGTGTTTCCGCCGCCGATTACTTTCCACGGAACCTTGGGGTATTCGGCCTTCAGCAGGCTCACCGGCATCATTTCTTCGTCCTGGTTGTCTCCGGCGTGCCAGAGGTAGCAGTCGGCGTGCGCAAGGTTCTTAAAAACGCTTTCATGGCATTGGCCGGCGATCAGGGCCTTGGTCTGCGGTGTGGCGCGCTTAACGTACTCGGCGACGTGCGGCATCGGATCCAGAAGTACAACGGCCCATGGTCTGAAGTTGCGGGCCACCAACCAGTCGTGCGTCTTGTTCGTGCATATGATTTTTAGGCCGCGGTTGTAGAGCTTTCGAATGGTTCCGAGGTGGTCTTTTAGAGAGGGTCCGCCACCGCAGATTATAGCAGTTTCTCCCTCGCAGATGTTGCGAATTTCTTGAATTGATTGTGTCCCGCGCTGCATTGCGGCTCGCGTGCGACGCTTGATCTCTTCCGTCCCGATCCTGGTGGTTAGTTGTGGCGGGTCGTACCCAGCGACCGTTCCATCGGCGCAGACTATCGAAGCGCTAAGAGGGACCATCTCGACAGACGAGATTGGATTTAAAACAACGATGTCATCCATCATGGCCTCGGTTTCACGTTAAACATTTACTCTCTTACGATGGCGTAAAACCTTACGCCCCCGACCCCACCGCCCGTTTCCTTCACAGGCGCTGCGGAGGACACACCTTGGGGAGCAGGCTTAGCGGCGTAAGGCGCCTCCTTGACCTCCTGGGCACGCATGGCGCGGTAGTACTTGCGGAAGTTACGCGGGATCAATTCTCCCAAAGAGTTGGCGCAATTCATGGCTGCGACTTCCATCCCCTCGCTCACCTCTATCTCGGGATCAGGCTTGGGAGGGGATAGAGCGGCAGTGATGCCAGCTCTAATGGCTTCGTCCTTGAACCAATGCATGTGATGCTTGCTCATGGCCTTGCGCGCACGCTCAATCATGTCATTGTCTATCTCTGTCATGGGGTGGGTCCTTTGGGGGTTTTAAGGGCATCCAGCAGGCGTTGGCGGCGCGCTGCGAATATGTCCAACCGTTCCTTCAGTTCGGCCCAGGACGGCCACCACATGAGGGTGTTGGGTTGGGTCGAAAGAACCCTGCGAACGATATCGGCGGGGTATTCCGCGAGCTTCTTGCCGTAGAGCAAAAGCTGGGCCTCTTGGTCCCTCGCCTGCTCAGGCCGCGCCTTCGTCAGAAGCTTCAGCTCCACCAGCAGATCGATGCATTCGCTCGCACTCATCGGCTTCAAGGACGATTCCGCCAGCGCCAAAGCCGACGCCCGCTTCGTCTCGCTCATCGCCGGCAGTTTGAACCCACTCACCACCCCGTCCCATCCCCCCGTCTCGGTGATTTTGTCCTCCCACACCGGCACGGGCTTTGAGCCGATTAGCGAGGTCAACGATGCTTCCAGGCTGCGATCCGTTGTGTCGGGATTGCTGCCCTGTAGCGCCGTTTCCACGGGCGGCAGAGAACTTGGCGTCGTTTGCAAGCCACGTCCGCCAGCTTGCATCCCAATCCTTGCTGACGGTTCCCTTGGCGAGGTGGTAGTCGCGGAAGTGCTGGGCAAGCCGTTCGATATCCGCTGCGTGATAGCCGCGATCTTTTGCATCTTCGAGGTTCCTTTCGTTCGGCTTCCAATCTGAAGAAATTCGTGTGCCAACCCTGGGGGCAGAGCGCTTGCGCTCCCCCGAAGCTTTAGCTTCGGTTACTCCGTTAGGAGTATGTGGTTGTAGTTGTGTATCGGTTTGCTTATGGCGGGGCGATGGCTCTGCTATAGGTTTGCTATCGGTTTGCCATCTCTTTTGCGCCCCGTTTGTTCCTGCCTTAACCTTGGCTGCGTGTCTGGCTGTAGCTGTGGCAAGTTCAGCGTCGATGCGCTTGTGATGGATCGCTATGTCATCGACTGCGAAGAACGCGATAACGGCAGGACGGCACGCTTTCCATTCCTTGGCGCTTACCTTGGCCTGACGAGCTAGGCGGGCGTCATCGTTCGCCAGAGGGGCTCCTGTGGTCCAGTAAGCTCCAATCAGGTTGATGTACGCCCAGCCCTCAACAGGAGACAGGTGGCCGGTGTCCGCCCAAAAGTCTCGCCAGTACATCGGCATCCATGTGTCAGGGCGCGACATTCAATTCACCCCGCGCACATTGATTGAAAGCGTTTGGCGCGTTCCAGTTTCTTCGTCTGCGCTTTGATGCCGTGGTAGATCGTCTGCGGGTCGCGGTTGAAAATCTTGCCGATGGCTGTCCGGCCAAGCCCCAGGTCATGCTTGCATGTGTGCCAAATCTCCCACCGGATTTGAGGAAGTGGGCGCTTTCGGTTCTGCTGTATTACATCCTCAATCGTGTAGCCGCGGGCATGGGCAAGAGCGCCGGCCAACTCACGCGCGGTCGCAACGGCCTTGTGAAAATCTGTGTGTTTAAATCTCATTGGCCGAACCTCAGACCCATGCTGTTAGCCTGAGTGCCAACAGAGGCGCGTGTGCGGCCAAGACGCTCGGCAAGAATGTCAGGGCCAAGGGTGCTGTAATAAGCCCGCAGGACCTCATTTTCGCGCTCGGTATATGAGGCTGGGTACTTGCTAGACTTGCGCTGTAGCCCCTTCGTTTGGGCTGCCTTGGCGGCGTTCTCCGCGGCCTTCTTGTCGGCGCGCTGCTGGCGTTCTGCGTACCAGATGAGGGCTACGCGGCCCCGGTTTATGCTTGGCATGGGAATCCCCCTAGATGTTTAGTGATAGCTGCTTACGCTTTGCTCTGCGGGCTTCTGACTTGAGTTCTTTAGCTCTGGCTAGAATCAGTGTGCGGTGTAGGTGTTTGCTCGGCAGGTGGGCCGCTCGGGCGGCCTTGTAGCTAATCTCCAAGCGATCTGCGGGAGAGCGGCGCGTTCCTGAGATGGGAGCGGTCGAACCCATGGGACTACTCCCGCCCCATCCACTGGATGAACACGACCATTCCAAACAGCATCACCATTCCGCAGAAGGCAAAGCCAGCAAGGAAAGAGTGAACGTCTACTGAGTCGAAAATCATGGTGACTTGCACTCCTTGACGGGAATTTCGAGGGCCTTGCACCGCCACGCGTCAACCACATCCGGGTTACCCTGACAGACCGCGATCCAAGCCAGAATGGTTGCGATGAAAATGAAGAACCCCAATCCGTCCCAAACTTCCTTCATGCGACCTCCCTAATGACGCCGGTTTCGTAAAGGAACTGCTGCACCTCATCCAAGGAACGGCAGACCCGGACAGGGCATCCGTATTCCACGAGGTTCTGAAGCCAGAGGCTTTGCAGGCGAGATAGCGTGCCTTCCTCGGACTTGAGTTCGATGAAGCAGACGGGTCCGACCTTCGGAATGATGCAGAGATCGGGGACACCAGCGCGCAAACCCTGGCGCTTCAGGTTGGCCGCTTCGATGATGTTCCGCGATCCACCATTGGGCACAGCGAACCAGAGGAGCCGACCCAACCGCTCCTGAAGGGCAAGGAACTGGCACACGCTCTCCTGTATGAGAGCTTCGGGGCGCCTACGCGCCTTCTTCGGGACATTCATTTTTTTCATTTGTGGATGCCACGCGGGAACTTTGCGACGAAAGCCGGGTTCTTCCGTTCGGACAACACCACACCCCGCGCTGCGCGCTCAGTTGTGGAGAGCCGCGTCAACTCGCGCCTCAGTACGTACCGGGTCCAAAGTGCTTTGATTGCCTTGAACATTCCCCCATCCCCTTGTGTTAGGTGTAAAAAAGGCCCGCCGCCAAACGACCACAGGAGGCTTTCGTGCGGTAGTTAAGGCGACGGGCGCTCAAGGTGTGTGGACGATCACAGGCAACCAACCGGCTGTGCCTATCAGCCAATGCCAACCGGGCATCACGGATAGGGGGGCGTCCAGCAAGAACGCTCCCAGGGGAATGGGATACATGCTGGACGCAGCGCACTGCTGTGGGGGACAGCGCACGCATGGAAAGTGTTGCTCTCATGGGAGCGCCGGGGACGGATACCCCATGAGAGCGCCGATCAAGTGCGGGTCCATGATCGGTAGTTGCGGTCATTTGCGTGCCTTTTTGGACGGCATCACAAAGAAATCGTTTGGCGTAACCCGGCCGTCGGTCACATCGACAAGTTCTTGGATCGTGTCGAAATCCGGCTTGATTTCACCCTTACGGATACGGGTTACAGTACTGACGGCCCTACCCATGATATTGGCCAGGTCTGTGGCGGTCATTTTGTTGCGTGTCAGGTATTGGTCTAATGTCATGCCCCGATGATTGCGCCAGACGCTTGGGGATTGCAAGCGGTATTTTCGGCTGTTGCAAAAATTATTTCAAAATAGTTCTGGACAACCGATAGCACGCGGCGCAATCTGGCGTCAGTCAACAACGCCGGGGAATACAAATGACCACCTACACCGCCGTCCCGTCCCACATGCTTATGTCCCGCGCCGATCTGGAAAGCTCGCTGCGCCCAATCAATTGGGAGCGTGACCGTCTTTGCACCAAAATCACCGAACTGATGGCCCAGCGTGACGCCTTCCCCGATGGCACCCGCCGGGACAACATCACCCGCCAGATTGACGCAGACGATACCGAGCTTCAACTGTGGACGGACGTTGTTACGGCCCGCGAAGCCCGCATCGCTGAACTGGATCAAGTCGGCGCGGATCGTGCGCTTGCGGCGGCGGAGTAGGCCATGAGCACAGAAAACGAAGTTATTGCCTACAAGGCTTTCGACGCTGATATGTCGTGCCGTGGCTTTAAGTTCGAGGTCGGTAAGACCTACGAACAGGAAGGCCCCGCCGTCATTTGTGAACGCGGATTCCATGCCTGCCTACTCCCGTTCGATTGCTTCAACTACTACCGCGACAGCAAAACGTGGGCGCGCGTGCGGATGGTTAGCCCGTCCGAAATCACGCCGGATGGCGATACCAAGCTTGTCACGGCAAAGATCACCATTGAGGCCACGCTATCGGTTTCAGATTGGGTCCGCGCTCAGTGCGCCGCGCTCCTGAAACTGGTCAAGGGATCGAACACGGCAAAGGCCACCACCGGGGACTACGCGCACTCGGCCACCACCGGGGACTCCGCGCACTCGGCCACCGCCGGGAACTCCGCGATTGCCTGCTCTCTTGGCATCGCAGGCCGCGCGAAAGCCGCCAAGGGTAGCTGGATGGTCCTGGCTGAATACGACGCCGATTACAAAGTGAAGACCGTCAAGACGTTCAAGGCCGGAACCAAAGGTGTGAAGGCTGACACTTGGTACGAACTCAAGAACGGCAAGCTTAAGGCGGTGAAGGAGTAGCCATGATTAATCACACTCTCAGCGATGCCGAAGCCCTGGACGAGATTGAGCGCGATATCAGAACCACGCTCGCTTTCCTGAAGGCCCGCGCCCTCGCGAAGTACGGCGATATCCAGACGATCCCCCGGATGGACGTACACGCAGAATGGACCGCCAAGCTCCTGCGTGACATTGAGTGCGACCTGATCGCTGATGCGGTCTCACACCTCAGAGACAAGATCCCGACAGCCAAAGATTACAGGCTGGATCAAGCCGGCGCGGATCGTGCGCTTGCCCGTCTAGCTGCGGAGTAGGCCATGAACCCCTACCGCATCATCGGTGATGGCCTCTCCCTTCTTGCTCTCTTTGGCACTCTCTTTGCTGTGTGGGTGGTGACGTGAGCGAGTGGAAAACAATCGACAGTGCGCCGACTGACGGGACTGAGATTCTTGTCTGCGTCCAATCGAGCTTACCGGGCGGCGAGTATCAAACCCACATCTGGATTGACTCGCTGACTTCAAAGAAGCCGTGGCCCGAATTTTGGTCCCGTGTCGATCTTCCGTTCATTCCCACCCACTGGATGCCGCTCCCGGAGCCGCCGCAATGAGCGTACCGCTTTCGATGTGCCTGATTGAGGGAAAGCCAATGCGTAAGAGGTTCCACAAAAGATGGGGATGGATGCCGTACTGGATGAGGGTGTGCTTGGGCTTCGCGGCGCTGTAGGCGCCTTAAGGAAGGGGCTTAGCAATGGGCGTGGGCTTCGTGAATTTGCGCTGTACTGACCAGTTGGGGTCGCCCCCCGACGATGAAACAGAAAGGGAAGAAGATGCACATCGGGAATATGGACGCGGCGGGTCTGCTGGAACACGGCCCGGACTGGCACACGGCCCGCGCGCTGGGGGTTGGCGGATCGGACGCGGTGAAAATATCCAAAGGAGTCCGCGAGGAACTGGAAGTTCTGCGCCTTGAGAAACTTGGCCGGCAAGCATCTGACGACCTTTCGCGCGTCCTGCCGGTGCAGATGGGCTCATGGACGGAACCGCTTAACCGCCTCTGGCTTTCCTACGCCATTGGCAAGCCGGTCCTGCCTGGAAGTAACCACGTCCACCCCGAACATGCGTTCATGCGCGCCAACATCGACGGTTTCACTGGTGGAGATAACGACGCCATCGACATTGTTGAGTGCAAGCACTGCAACTCGTTCACCAAGTTTGATGACGCGTTGGTCCGCTACTTCCCCCAGCTTCAGCACAACATGGCCGTTTTCGGCGCGCGGGCTTGCTACCTCTCGGTTTTCATCGGCTCGGATCGCCACGAATGGCGCAAGGTTGAACGCGACGACGCCTATATCGCGCACCTGATTAAGGTCGAACAGGTGTTCTGGAACAATGTCGTGATGGATATCGAAATCGACACGGCCAAGACAATCGACACGCCCGAACTCGTCCCGCCGACGCGCGACGTTGACATGTCAAAGTCGAACTCATGGGCCACGAACGCCGCAAACTGGCTGATGCTCAAAGACCAAGCCAAGGAATTTGAGAAGGCCGCGAAGGATCTGAAGGCCCTCATGGAGCCCGACATGCGCCGCGCTCACGGACACGGGATCGAGATTATCAAAGACGGTCGTGGATGCACGATCAAAGAACTCAAAGCAAAGAAGGAAGCCGCCTAATGCGTACATCTGAAGCAATCGACGCCATCTGCGCCGCGCTCGCCATGGCCCAGGGCGAAATGAAACCAGCCGTGAAAGACGCGACCAACCCGCACTTCAAGTCGAAGTACGCCGACCTCGCCAGCGTCTTTGAAGCCATCCGCGCGCCGTTTGCAAAGGCCGGGCTTTCGGTGTTGCAAGAGGTCGGCAACGCTGACGGCGGCGTGACCGTGTCCACCCGCGTTGTTCACAAGACCGGGCAATGGATGGAGTTCGGCCCGCTCTACGTTCCGGCCGGCAAGCAGGACGCCCAAGGGCTCGGCTCTGCGGCGACATACGCACGCCGTTACAGCTTGGCCTCTGCGCTTGGCGTCTGTTCTGACGAGGACGATGACGGCAACGCAGCCGTGTCAGGCAACGGCGGTGGACGCCTGCCCGCGCAACCTACCGCCCCGAAGGCCGCTGACGTTCCTTGGACGCTCACAGCCAAGACACCCGAGGAATTTGCCAAGAAGTTCGTGGAACGCATGGCGAAGGCCCCCGATGTGCAGGCCGCGACCAAGCTCCACGACGACAACAAGGCAAACCTCGAAAGCCTGTCCAAGGAACTCTACGAGAGTTGCGCCGTGGCCTACGACATGAAGGTCGGGCAACACACCAAGCAAGCCGCCGAATAGGAGATACCAATGAGCTTTATGACCGTCACAGGCCGTCTTGGCCGCGATGCAGAACTGAAAACCATGCAGAGCGGCAAGAAGGTCCTTTCCTTCTCAATCGCTGACGATATCGGCTGGGGCGATAAGAAGCGCACCCAATGGATTTCCTGCGCCCTGTTTGGCGACCGTGCCGAGAAGTTGGCGCAATACCTCACCAAGGGCTCGATGGTGGAATGCGTTGGAACCCCGTCTGCCCGTGGATGGAAAAAGGGCGACGAAGTACAGGCGTCAATCGAACTGGCGGTGTCCGAGGTCAAGCTGCACGGCGGCGGCAATCGTGAAGATAAGCCTGTCGCGGATCGTGGGCGCGCTACGGCCCGCGACGATATGTACCAGGATGACGTGCCTTTTTGATAGGTGATCCAGTGAGCAACTACGACGACTGCACCATCTATGCCGGTCCTGCGCTGATTTCAGGGCGTGGAGATAGCGACTCATCCGGCGTTTGGGTGAAGTTCTCTCTCCCGGCTGAAACTGGCGAAGGCCCGCACCCGTTCCGTGGATATAGCGGCAAGGCGGTGCAGTTGGCCGTGGTTCTTTGTGATGACAACGGGGAGCCGCAAAAGCTCTTTGGGGCGCTTAATGCGCCTAGCGTTCCAGAGAAGGCCGTGGAACCCGCACCAGTCGAGAAGGCTGCACCGAAGCGGTCGAGCCTGGCGGCGATGCTGTGTAAAAACAGCGAAGGGTTCCAAGCATGGCTTGTCGATACCTACTGGACCGGGAAAGAGGAAATTGGCGACTACGATGGCCTGCTGAAACGGGCACTCGGCATCACCAGCAAGACCGAGATTGATAACAACCCCGACAAGGCCGAGGCGTGGGAACGGATGCTCACCACGTTCAAGCATCGCCATACGGTGCGCGCATGATTCCGAAACGCCGCACCCGACCCCGCATGATGCAGCCGAAAGAGGACGCTCCCATCCGCTGCCCGTCATTCCTTCAGCATATCCGCGGTTACAACTGTGCCTGTGTTGAGAACGACCCGACCGGATGCGCCGGCAAGATCCAGGCCGCTCACGTGAGGCGTGGAACGGACGGCGGGATCGGATCAAAGCCGGGCGACAACTTCGCAATCCCGTTGTGTGAACAGCACCACCGCGACCAGCACAATATTGGCGAGCAATCTTTCGAGAAACGGCACGGATTCAAGATGCTTCAGGTGGCCGACCGCCTCTGGCGTAGGTGGATCACCACTACAGAGGCCGGCAGGAAGTTTGAAGCGTCAAGGCGCCTCAGCGCCGCCGAAGGCCCTAACCCCCACACCACGGAAGGCCAGCCATGACGAATACAGAAGCCCCAAGCATTGACCTACCCTCGGGTGGACGCGCTGTAGGCGCGGAAGATGCCAGCAAGCCCGGAGACGTTGTGGGGTCGGTGCGTGCCGAGAGGGGAGCGGTCGGGTTCACAAAGGAGCCATCCGAAAGTGCCCTCGAACGCATTGCCGACGCGATGTGGAATGGCCGTCAGGGCGAAGGCATCGTGTTCTTGGATGTCCACCAGCACAACGCCTGCAATCATACGCTGAGCGGCACCATCGACGTTGCTGGCGTGGTGCATGGCTTCATCATCGAAAGCGGCGATTGGAACGGGACGGTCGTTCTCGGCTGGGGCGATCCCGAGGACGTTGGGACTTACCAAGAGCCGGCCCCGGGCGAGCCGCTTACCTTCGTGCCATGCGATGAGTTCATGGCCTTCGATCGCCCGGCGATGTTTGGCGTCTACCTTCTGTGGCGCAAGGAGCCTTGGTTCAAAGAGCAAGTCAGCGGCTATTTGTACGACCGGCACTTCGCGCCCGGCGGCAAAACCGAATCTCATTACCGCGAGTGGGCCAGCAAGAAGGGCCTGAAGGTGGGGCTATTCAGCGCCATCCCGCGCCCGTCGCCAACGGCGACCACGGCCCTTCAGGAGGGCACGCAAGGCGCGTCAAACGCTGCGCCCTCAGTCGCAAGCCGCATAAGCGGCTCACCTACCCCGACGAACAATGAGGACGTGAAATGACCTCTGAACTGCTGCTGATTTGTGATCGCATCGAAAAACAAGAATCGATGTGGCACCTGTCAAGCTGGGCAACGATTGACGAAGTGAAAACCGTGGCCGCTTACGCCAAATCCCGTCTACAGGCAGAAGCCCAAGCCCCGACGACAGCCGCGCCAACGGGGGTGACGCCCAAGGATATTCAAGCGGCGGAAATGGCCGATGAAATCCTTGCTGGCGAGCCGACTTATTACGGCGATCCGAGGATGCACGCACTGGCGCGGGAATATCTTGCGTGTCGCCCCGTCACTGCGACGACAGCCGCATCCGTGCTGACTGACGAGGAATCGCTGTCTATGGAGATAGCTCGAACTCGCCCAGCCTCGCGCCCCGGCCTTGTGCGCGACCTGCTCGCCATCATCGACCGCCTCACATCCACAGTGGGAGCGCCTGCACCAGCGCCCACGACATGGCGCCCGCTGATTTCGGAACTTCGCGAGGTCATTGAGGACGCGAAAGCCCGCTGGAACCGCGATGGCGTTGAACTGGATCAAATCTCCGACCAGACCGGCTACATCGCCAGCGCGTTGCTGGGGTTCATCAGCACAAACCTCCGGCCAGCTAAGGGTGACACGCCCGCCCCCACAGGGGAGACGTGGAGGCCGATTGAGACGGCGCCCATCAATTGTTGGCATCAACTCTGGAACGAAGACGCAGGCGGCTGGATCGGGTACTGGCCTGCCAACTATGACCCAGGCGAGCCCATGCCGACGCACTGGGCACCGTACACACCCCCGGCCTCAGCTAAGGGTGACACGCCATGACCTCCGCAGACGTAGTAGCGCGGCTGTAGGCCGCTTGTGTGCATCAGCTTAGGAGAATGACCGATGACCAAAGATGAAGCCGTTGCGTATGTCCACGCACAGACAGCGTGCGCGATGATCGAAGCTATGGGAATGGCCGCTGAGAATGAGCACCGGAAGGCTTGCGGGCAATCCGTAGCTTACGGAGAGGAAGCGTTCAACACGATCAGCCTGAAATATGGCATCCACCACAACGACGTGCTCACGACATTTCAGAACGCTTATTGATTAGGAGAATGACCATGGCTAAAAAGTCCTATTGGCAAGCAATGTCGCTGCACTCAGAACGCGATAGGAGCGCGGTGCTGTCTTGGTTTGATCCATTGGCAGACGGCATGACGCCATACAAGGCCGACATACTTTGCGACATTGAAACGGACGCGACAAAGAAACTCCGCGTTTTAATGCGCGACGATGATGGCAGGCCGTTCAAGTTTGAGCGAACCTTTCGCGGTAAGCGCTACATCGTGACGCGCAAGCCCATACCTACCCCCACCACCCCGGAGACGAACTCAAATGAGTGACGCCATGACACAGGCCCCGTCAGTGGAGATGGTGGCGAAGGCTCTTGATGACCTAATCGACGGCTGGTTTGGCGACAGGGCGCAGGCGAACCTAAACACCGCTGATCTTGCCCGCGCCGCCATCGAAGCCATGAACATCCCCGCCCTTCTCACAGAGACGAGGACTAAAGCCCTGGAGGAAGCGGCGGCGATTTGTGAATGGGAGGGCGCTGAGTATGTCGCCAACGGGAAGGAGTGCGACGCCGCTGGCAACACTTTTGGCGGAACCGTTGACAACGCGAGCGCGCTTACATGCCAAGTTCTTGCCGAACGTATCCGCTCTCTCAAGGCTGAAGGGGGAGAGAAATGAGCGACTACAAGATCGGCACGAAAAAGTTTGACGTGTTTGCATTGATCGACGCGCACGACCAGATTTACACCAACGCGCTAGGCGACGTTCAAACGTTCCCTACGGAAGCGCGGGCAACGGCTGTCGCCAATAAGGTTATGGTCCAGACTGGCCACGCCTACATTGTATCACCGACAACGCTCAGAGCCCGCACATTGGTAAAACGGGTCGGCAGTGGGGGAGACAACAGAACGTGACAAAGGCATATCCCGAACCGGCGGCGGGCCAAATCCCCCTCGTTATCCCCCTCGTAAAGACTGGGGAGGGGGTATGACGGACCTCGGGTTCCCCACTCCCCTTGCCACCCCTCGCGACGGCGCGCTGATTGCGGTGTGGTTTTCATGCGGCGCCGCCAGTGCCGTGGCTGCCAAAAAGACCTTGGAGGTCTACGGCTCCCGCTGTGTCGTGCGCATCATCAACAGCCCTGTGATTGAGGAAGATGAGGATAACCGCCGCTTCCTGAAGGACGTGGAGAAGTGGCTAGGCGTGCCGGTCGAAACGGCCATCAATTCCGAGTACCCGAACTGTTCCGCTCGCGAGGTGTGGGAAAAGCGCAAGTTTATGGCCGGCCCGAATGGAGCTCCATGTACCGAGCAGCTTAAGAAGGAAGCCCGCTACCAGTGGGAACGCGCGAACCGCCCTGACTGGCATGTGCTGGGCTTCACGGCCGACGAAGCCAAGCGGTCCCGGAACTTCATCTTGGGCGAGCGCGGGAACCTCTTGCCCGTTCTCATCGACGCCAAAATCACCAAGGCGATGTGCTTCGATATCGTCCGCGCGGCGGCCATTGCCCTGCCCCAGGCTTACTTGCGCGGCTATCCGAACGCCAACTGCAAAGGCTGCGTTAAGGCTACGTCTCCGACCTACTGGAACCACGTCCGCCGGGTTGACCCCGAGGTGTTCAAGGACCGCGCCGAGCAATCCCGCCGGATGGGTAAGGATGGCTGTCGGCTGGTCGAATACAAGGGCGAACGCATCTTCCTAGACGAACTCCCTCCCGATGCCGTGGGCGCCCCAATGAAAACCCTCGGCTCAGAGTGCGGTGTTTTCTGTGAAGAGAAAGCAGCATGACCGTCCCCCTCGTCTCCCCCTCCCCTGGACGCGCCCGATGAGACAGCTTAGGGCGCTAGACCTTTTCTGTTGTGCCGGCGGCGCGTCGATGGGCCTGCACAAAGCCGGGTTCGAGGTAACGGGCGTCGATATCCGCCCTCAAAAGAATTACCCATTCAACTTCATCCAGGCGGACGCGCTCAACCCGCCCGTGGATCTGCGCTCGTTCGACTTTATTTGGGCGAGCCCGCCATGTCAGGCGCACACCGCCCTCAAGACGATGCACAACGCCAAGGAACACGCGGACCTAATCCCACAGACCCGAGCCATGCTCAAAGCGGCCGGCGTGCCCTATGCCATCGAGAACGTGATGGGCGCACCTATCGAGGGCGGGATTATCCTTTGCGGAACCTCTTTCGGCCTCGGGACGGGTGATGCGGAGTTGCGGCGCCACCGGATGTTCGAAACCTCGTTCCTGATGCTCGCGCCAGAATGCCAGCACAGCCGCGGCGTTATCGGTGTTTATGGAGGCCATGCCCGCAACCGTAAGCGGACCATCGGCATCTATGGCGAAGGGGCTAGGGATAGCCGGCGCAAGAACGACAAGGGCCATCCTGACTTTACGGTCGAGGACGCGCGCAAGGCTATGGGCTGCGACTGGATGACCATTGCCGAGCTGTCGCAAGCCATCCCGCCGGCGTACTCGGAATACATCGCACGGGCGGCGCTTCCGTACATAAAAGCCAAAGCCGCCTAACCCTCTCACCCCCTAACCCCCAGGAGGATGCGAAAATGTCTGAATAATATGGGGTAGCGCGCCTTCATGGCGCTTGTGTGCAGAGACAATGGAGGATGACGAGATGGCGGCGAATGACAATAGAGGAGCGGTCGAGGTCACGGCCTTGGAAAAAGAGGCCCTTGAAACAATGGCCTTCGCCCTGTGCTACGAAGCGTGCCCCGAAGCCGCAGAAACGAATTGGTACACCAACGCTGACGTTTACATGAACAGCGCGCGTGCCGTTCTTAGCGCCCTACGTACCGTCGAGTGCGATATTGCCCGCATCCGATACCAGGGCCGCGCCAAATGGAAATTTGAACTTGCGGATGTTCGCCACGTCATGTCCACGCAGGAACTAGAGGCCCAATGGCGGGCGAACATTGCGGCCCGTAAGGCGTCGAGCGTGAGCGAGACCGACAGACCCTCAGTAACCCCTACCCCCTCCCCGTCTCCGCACACCGATTGAACAAGGCGCATACAGCGCCCCCACTAAAGGAGCATAAACTATGGAATGGATTATCGCTTATCTCTGCATCGGAATCGGGCTTGCCGTGGGCATGTACACCAAGACTAGTGCGATAGAGAAGCCCGCCTTCACTGGCACCATCACAACGATTCTACTTTGGCCGGTGGCGGCGGTGATGCTGGGAATGATTGCATTCTTGAACGCAACGTGGACTCGGCGTTGATGACAGCGCCTCACCAACCTAGGAGGTATGATATTCGTGAGTGAAGAACATGGAAGTGAGCGCCGTAGGGCGCTTAAGATGCTTGGTAATGGGAGTGTTTCGTGATGGCGGAGCAAACTACTGACGGATGGGTTAACCGCATCCCGACAATGTCGGAACTTTGCGCCATTGATGAGGACGCCATGAAGCAGGCAATCGGTTGGGGAGTATCGGCCCTTCAGGACGCGCAGGGGCACGAGATGCGCGATGTAGTTATCGCCGTGTGGGATGCGATGGCCCGGTCCATCAACCGCTACCCCACCCTCTAAGGAGTCCTCTACCGCTGCGGTCCCACAAGGACAGGGGCGCCCTCAAGGAGCGTAAGCTCCATCTTGCCAAGCTCGTCATTCACCATGCGGAGATTAGAGGGTATATTCTCCGCAGGCCCGTAGGGGCCTTGTGTACTGCCAGAACTTGCGCAGCCTGACAGAATCGTGCATACTATAAGGGCTGCGGCGGCGTGGATGGACACGCACATCTTGGACCCGGAAGGAATGGGCTTTGGTTGTAAATCTTCCCGGCGGAATTGCCACTGCCGTCCCGAGGAGTAGGGCAAACTTCCCTTGGGCCAAATACCTGAAGCAGCCGGAATCAAGCCCGGCACGCAGCATCACCTCGGAGCAATTTGCGGACTTCCATTCACCAGCCCCAAAGCAAACGACCCTGAGAGCGCCTGATTGACCAGCTCGATTGTGGACCCCGTAGGCGGTGCATTAGAAGCCGGGTAAATCGCAGCGAGCTTTGCGTTGATGGCAGGGACCTTGCTCGCCACGTAGGGCAACGCCCCGCCAGCAGCGTTCACGGCATTGTCTAAAGTTGGGTATTCCACATCTACGATGCACGTTCCGCACAGGAACCAAGTCCCCGCGCGTAGCTCGAATATGCCGATCCCGTGCCCTACAGCGGTTTGATCCGCCCATATGGCCACTGTGACGTTGCGCCCTGGGACCACTATCTCCGGGGCTCCCTGGGGCTTTGTGTAGGCATTGGCTGCGCTGCACCCGAACACCAGCATCAGAATGACGCCAGCAAGGAAGCTGTAGAGCATCACCCGCCCGCGCTCGGAGATCCACTCCACGAAGCTATCGAGCATTGACGCAAAGTCTTTCATATCTGATGCCATAATTTTCCATCCACTCTTGTGTCTGTTGGGTGTCTCGGACTGACCACGACGGCGCGGGGAAAACCGCGCACGCCGCCTTAATCCCTCCGGTATTTTTTGCGCAGCTCGTCAAGCTCAACATCAGTGGGAGGGCGCACAGCATCCACAATTTGCTCAATGGTTTTCTCCGCTACTTCTGACTTCACCGCATCCTTCCCAGCCCTGCGCCCAAAGAGGTACAGAGCCAGGAAGGCAAGGCCGGCAACGCTTAGGCCGATGATGGCTGTCATTCGCCCCTCGTCACGGTGACAGGGGCCTTGGTCATGAAGCGGAGAACGATGTTCACAATCGCCATGACGCCGCCAACGATTGCGGTCTTGGTTTCTTCATCGACCGGCAGATCGAGGCCGAACGCAGTTCCGATAGCGAGCGCACCGCCAACAACGTTGGCCCAAAGGGTACGGCTGGCAAAGATTGATTTAGCTTCCATGGTTAGTCTCCTACACGTTGATGGGGGTTTTTGGATCGAGTTCGACGTGAAAATGATCGGCCTCGACAACCACGTCATATTCGCTGCCAAGCCGTTCGCGGATATCGCTGGCCACAAGCTGCCATTGGTCCTTTGGAATATCGCGCGTGCGAATGTCGAAGGCGCCGCCTGTGTAATGCTTGCTGCCGGCCGAATGCTTGCCATCGGTGCAGGACGTGATGGTCATGAGGCCTAGCTTGCGGTCCTCAAAGACGCCCTCAGCGACACGCATGGCGAATAGGGTTTCCGGTCTTACCCCTGTAATCCGCGCGCTGCTTTTCAGTGCAATAGCCATTCTCACTTGTGTCCTTCTTGAATGTGGCGGTCGTCCTCACCAACGCCCCGCGCGTCGTAGGTAAAGATTGCTATGGCGTTCCATGCCACCGCGATCATGTGGTGTACGCCCGTCTCGGGGTCCAACTTCTGCCCACGCCAGAACGCCCACGCATGGCGCATGAGGGCCGCGAAGAACCGCCCCCAGCGCGTGCCCTTCTCCCAATTCCTGTCCGCGTATTTGCGCGCGCCAAGTGCGTACAGGCGGGCCAACTCTTCGAGGGCCTCGGGCGGCAACAGGTCGTAGCGCGGCTTCTCGTTGTCGTCCTTCGCGGTGACGGACGACGCCAGCTCGGCCTTTGTCGCGTCGCTGATCTGGAATTGTTGTGTCATTGCTTCGCCCCTCCAAGGGCGGCTTCTGGTATTTCGTCGGCGTCCGTCTCGTCCATGGACTGCACCTCTTCAAACAAACGGCGCGCCTTCACGGGCCGCATCTTCTTTACTTTCCGGGGACGCTTACGCTCTGCCATAACGTTCCTCCAGTTCTGACATGCTGATGAATTTCGCGGACTGAATATGGTCGTGTTGAATCAGAAGTTCATAAGCGCCCCACGTCCATCCGTTGAGGGCGTGGGTCGCGTACCCTTCGATATGTTGGTCAGGCAGCGCGCATCCGAGGTCTATGATGGTGGTTGGGTAGCGTTGGCCGATCTTCGGGGCTTGGTGAACGCGGCCACGGTGGGAGTGCCCAATCACAAGGTCAGAGACGGAATCGTTGGCGATGGTTGGCAGGCAGTTTTTACCGCCATACGTCTTACCCATCGTGTTCAATGCCGCGTGAACAAAGCCCACGCCGCCGTAGTACTGGATCGCGCCATAGGGTGAGTACGTCCACCCGTTGTTCTTCAAGATGCTGTCGAGCGTGCAGATGAGCTTGCCGGCCATCTCCGGGTTGGACTGCTCATAGAGCCAGATGCGCCGCTCGTGGTTGCCAAGCGTGACGTGCTTCTCGATCCCACCACACCCGAAGGCTTGCAGGGCTTCGTTCAGAGAGCCCATGTCCGCCTCAAACGAAGGCTTTAGCTTTCCATCAAGGCTTTCGTTCGGAATGTGGGAATTGAGGCTGTCCATCGTCGCCATATCCCCGATCTGCAAAACGATATCAGGGGCAATCTCGCGCGCGTACTTGCCGAGCCATTCAAAGCGGTCTTTGGGTAAATGCCTATCATCGTGGGTGTCACCGATGGCCAGCATCCGAATCTTGGACGCTGACCCGCGCACCTCTTGGCGGACTGTGAACTTCGGACGGGTGGCCTGTGCCAGTTCAAGGCGCAAGCGTTCGACCTCACAGCGGAGGCCCTCGTTGATCTCTAGGAGCCCATCGCTGTGTCTGTAATCTTGGGGCGTAAGCCCCATCTGCCGAGCGTCTGAAGCCCTGTCATACAAAGTCGTCTGCGGTATTCCTGACCGTCTATGAGCTTCAGCCCACGTCCCCCACTTTGCTTTAAGGTCTATGGCCTGTTGAGCGAGTTCCCTGGAGAGCGGGCTTGGGGGCATTACATCACCCGCCGTTCAACTTTGCCCAGAGGACCGTTCCCAACGCCCCCGCCAGCAATAAGACAAGGGTGACGAGCGCCCCTGTCATCCGGCTTTCGATGGAGCCGAGCTTGGTTTTTAGCTCTCCAAAAGCTCCCGCAATCTCCCCATACCGCTTTGCACATATGTCCTCATGGCCGTCTAAGCGGGATTCAAGGACAGCGGTTTTGGTAATCACAACGTCAAGGCGCTCATCACCATTCATCGCTAACCCTCAGGCCAGCCGCCGATGATGGCTTGAAGTTCCGCCGTGGTGACAATCTCGCCGTCAGCGTTGAGGAAGGTCAGGGATATGGAAACCTTATCCTTCCTGAAGTTCGTCGCGTCGTCGTATTGATCGAGTGCGGCAATGGTCCCGTCATCTGTAGACGCCCGTGCTGCTTTCAGGATTGCCCCATAACGGCGCATCCCGGCTTCAAGCTTTTCATCGGTGCTTCCGAGCGGTAGGGCAATCGTGCCCAAGACGGCGTAGGCGTAGCCCTTCCAGTCGGCGCTATCGAACGTAACGGGCTGCGCGTCGGGGACTTCAACCGCCCGCTCCGTTACCGTGCCGTCAAGATCAAGCGTGCTAACAATGAACTGTCCCATGTTAGGCCACCTTCAGCGCGGCATACGGCGCCGTAGCAAACGTGTTCGACGTGGCCGTAAATGTTGCAGGCAGAGCCGCGTAAGCGTGCGTCATGCTGTAAACCCCGAAGGCAGTAGCCGTCCAACTCGACGGCACAATATCGGCGGCAAAAATCTTGTTTGACGGGATATTGAACGAACGAAGCTCCGGGCTGGGGGACGTTCCTAAATTATCAAGTCTGGCGATCACGGTTGCACTGTTGAACACCAAGACGGCTGCGTATCGGAAACCCGGAATAAGTTGCGTGGTTGTGATGGTGTCTTCGTTAGTCGCTGCCGACGCGGTAAGCGTGCGCTCCGCCGCCACCTGTAGCTGGGTAGCGACGCCGTGCGCGGTGAATCGGTAGAGACCCGCGCGGACCTTTTGCCCGTTCGCGCTCGTGTCGTTGTTTCGGTAGACGATGGCGTTAACGTTCGTCGGGTCCTCGACCACGAACGGCACGGAGAAGGCAACATCGGCCGCCGTAGCCCCGCTTTCCACCACGATGCCCGCCAAGGCCGCCGGAATATAATCGCCAGTCGTGAACGACAACGGCGGGAGACCGGGCAGGATGATCCCCCCACCCTTATTGAAAGAACTCATAGCTGCACCCATCCAGTTGTGGCGTCTGTGTATTGCCAGATGTTAAATCCGGGCGTCGTGGTCACAGGGTTCGCGGAGACGCCCTCAAAATTCAGGCCGTCAAGATCGACCGTCAGCAGCGCGGTCCCGTACTTACCAAACGCGAAAATCGCGCCCTTCGATGGGCTTATTGATGTCGGGCCAGGAGTTTTCATCGTCAGCGCGCCGCTTACGGTGTAGCGGGTGGAAACCGCAGCCGTGAAATTGGCCGTCTTGTCCCCGCCGTCTGCAAGTCCAAGGACTAGAACGTCAACAATCGGCCCCCAATTGACCGCATCCGTCGTGGGGTTATTGCCTACGTTTCCGTTTGCCAGTGACTTATAGAAAAGCCCGTTTGATCCCTTAACCGTCGCGTTTAGCGCGTAGGTAACGTTGGTGTTCCAGATTGTGATAAACTCGAGCTGCTCCCACGCGGTGGGAGACGATGCCGGCGCGTTGTCGCTGTTGGCGTCGATCAGCGATCGCCAGAGTTTTCCGTCCGACGTGATGACGATATCGAACATGCCGTAGGTGACATCTGGCGACCACTCCGAGAGCGGGCCGGTGATGTTATTTCCGCCCACGGGATCAATGTCCCAAATCAGCGTTCCGGCGGAATCGCGCAGCACCTGACGCGCCGAGCCATCAAACCAGACGTTCGGCAAGCGCCCGTCCGCGCTCAGCACCACCGGGTTGGAATTGGCAATGCTGAGGTTCACATCGGCATAGGTGGTCTTATCGGTCGTGGTGCCGGGCTCATAGAAATACATCAGGCCCGAGACGAGGGGATCACCGGCGCTGTCGAAGAACTGCGGGCGCGGATTAACGCTGCGGGGCATTTTCTTTATCCATATTCAGGATGACGCCAAGGCCAAGGGCAGACGCAAGGCCGGGGTAGGTGTCTACGATCATGCGGGCGTTTTTCACCATCTCGGGCTTGCCGCGGAGCGCGCGCGCAACGGCGCGGTCGTCGGCGCCGGCGTTCACAATGAAGTTGACGGTATCGACCAGCGGGGCCACGCCGGGCAGGCGGCCTATCCGTTTCATGGCGTCCAGGATGACCGGGGCCGAACCCTTCGGGGTCGCGGCGCTCGCCGGCTCAATATCCAGGGCGATCTGGCGCATGTTTTGGAGGCGCTTCAAGGTGTCCTCGTTGCCCTTAAAGATCACCTCAAGGCGGTCCTCGCCGAGGTTGTCCAGGGCCTTTGCAAACTGGTTGCCGCTGATGGTCTGCATCCCGGAGGTCTTGCGGCTTGGGGCCTTCAAGGCGGCGTCAAGGGCCTGCAAGACAGCAGCGCCCTGAAGGTCGGCGATTGCCTTTGCCCCCTTCTCTCCGCTCTTTTGGAGTTGGGAAACAACGCGGTTAAGTTCTTCAATGGGCGTGGCCGAATTGACTAGCCGGCGCGTGACTTGTGACGCCTCAATCACCGGGGTTACGCCGTCGCGTTTCACGTCAATCAGGCGGCCGACGATGGACTGGGGGGAAAAATCTGTTTTCAGGTCGCGCACGCGCTGACGGGCTTCCATGAGAGTGTCAAGAACGCCAGCATCGCTCAGGCCTGAATTCTTCACGGCACCGTCGATCAGCGCGGCCTCTTCATCCAGGGCGGACTTGATCGGGCCGGTGAGGACTTGGATCGCGCCGGTCTGGTCGGAGCGTTCGATAATGTTCAGCGCTTGGCGGAAGTCTTCGAAGTTGCCGAGCGTGAGCGGCGTAATCTCGCCGCCGCCCTCCACGAATGCCTTAACCGCATCGGGGCTCTGGTTCAGGCCAAATTCCGTGATGAGATCGTCCAGCGCCGCACCCTGAGACGCGGCCAACCGCTTGATCCGGCGCTGTGTTGCGCCCGTAGGGATGGCCTCAATGATGCTGTCTGTCAGGATCGGGGCGTTGGCCACCTCTGGCGCGGTCTTGGCTACCTGGGCGTAGAGTTCGTTCTTTTCCTTGCGGAGGAGCTTCTTGCGGCCGGCCAGCGCTTCTTTGATCGTGGTCCCGGCGTCGTCGGAAACACCTAACTTTGAGACAAGATCAGTGACGCGGTTTTCAAACTGCTGGCTCTGGTCGAGCAGACGCTGGCGCAACGGTTCCCCATCGGGGCCGGTCGCCATGCTGGCCAGCCGCGCCTCTTGGGCCTGCTGGCTGAAGTCCTGCGTAACCTGTCCGGTCGTGGGCTCGATACCCTCGGCGCGGAATCGAGTTAGGCGCGCAGCCTGTGCCGGGTTGGTGCCGGGGCGCATCTGTGCCGCTTCGGCTTGGGCCGTCTTGGGAATGTCGTCAAATGAGATGCCCGCTTTGTCAAGCGCGGCCTTAAACTCCGGGGTGGGGTTTCCGACGCTATCGACAAGCGGCTTTGAACCTAGCCCGAGCGCGTGACCAACCGCCCCAACACCGCGATTAAGAAAAGGAGCAACACCCTCAGCCACATTTCCGAGGACGACACCGGCCGCAGCCATGGTTGCCGCTTCGGCGTTTGTTCCGCCTTGTCCTTTTGTGACAACGAAACCTTCCGATCCGCCCACGGCCCCAGACGCCATCATGCGCAGGGGTAGGCTTGCAATGCGAGCCGCAGCGGCCCCAGGAACGAGCCAGGGCGCAACCTGCCCTAGTATCTCTCCAACGTTAGCCTCTGGATATTGTTTCGCCAAGGCGTCAAATTTGGCCTTCTCAGCGGTGGAAAGCTGTTCGAGCAGCCCGAAGCCACGGCCCACGTCGCCCAGGCCCTTGGCGGTGCCCTGCGCCAATGCGGCGGCGCTGCCCCCGGCCTGCGTTGCCGCTCCCAGGAGATTCTTGTCGCGTTCCGACAGGTTCTGTTGCCAGGCGGGCGCCGGCGCGGGTTGCGTCTGGCCTCCCATGGCCTTCAGCAGATCAGCGTCGGACATCTCAGCCGGGTTCGCCAGGGCAGGCGCAGCCGCGCCCCCGCCATTCAAGCGGCGCAGGAGTTCTTCATTCGAAAGACTGGCCAGATCGGACAT